GATTCTAGTAGTGGGTTTGTTCCTTTTGAATTTAATGAGCCTCAGAAAATAATTAATGATGCATTAGAGAAACAGTTAAAAGAGACTGGTAAAGTAAGAGCTATTATCTTAAAAGCTAGACAACAAGGTATAAGTACTTATGCTGTAGGTAGAGTATTTTGGAAGACTTATTATAATCAATATACTCGTTCAGTAGTAATGGCACATGACAGTAATACCTCAGATGGTTTGTTTACTATGTCTAAAAATCTATTAGCTTATATGTCTGAAGATATGAAACCTAAAGAGCAGAGAAGTAATGCTAAAGAGATTATATTAAGGTCTCCTGCTTATTCAGATAAAGAAGCTACTGGTAGTTATAGACTATATACTGCAGGTTCCCCAGAAGCAGGAAGGGGTACTACTCCTACTATAGCTCATTTATCAGAAGTAGCTTTTTGGCAACATGATGATAAGATATTAGCTGGTTTATTCCAGGGTATCTCTCAATCAGATGGTACAGAAGTTATTTTAGAGTCTACTGCTAATGGTGCAACAGGTGAATTCTATAGATTATGGAAGGGTGCTGTAGAAGGTAAGAATGGATATATTCCAGTATTTATTCCCTGGTTCCTAACTAGTGAATATAGAACTAAAGCACCAAAAAATTTTGAACCTACTGAAGAAGAAGAAAAGCTAATAGAAGAATTTAATCTTGATAATGACCAATTACTTTGGAGAAGAATTAAGATTGAAGAGTCTACTGCTAGAAAGTTCCAACAAGAATATCCTGCTAGACCAGAAGAAGCTTTTATTGTCTCAGGTAGTAATGTCTTTGATATTGCTATAGTGAATGATATGAAGTCTTTACCTCCAAGAAAGAAATTAAGATTCAATGATGAGTTTGGTTCTTGGGATGAAAGTAAAGAAGGTGAACTTCAAGTATGGGTACCTCCTACATTTGACCAGAAGTATGTTATAGCTGCTGATGTCGCTTTAGGGGCTAACCAAGATTATAGTGTAGCTGTTGTCTTTACTCCTGAAAGAGAGTTATGTGCATTATATAGAACTAATATAATGGATCCAGGTACATTTGGTGATGTCTTATTTTATTTAGGTAGATACTACAATAATGCTTTATTAGCTGTAGAATCTAACTCAATAGGTAATACAACACTAGATAGATTGATACAGATGTCTTATTTAAATCTTTACTACGAAACTAAAGTAGCAATGATGCAAACCAAAGATACAACTAGATTAGGTTTTAGAACTACTGCAGCTTCTAAACCTAGAGTTATCGGTTATTTAAAAAGATTAGTAGAAGATTTAGATATTAGTATACCTTCTGATATTATTATTAATGAGTTAAAAGACTATGTAGCAACGGATTCTGGTAAGACAGAAGCACTTCAAGGTTCTCATGATGACACTGTAATGGCTATCGCTATTGCTATGGAAGTCTTAAGAACACACGGAGATAAGTTAACTAATGATACTGTCTCTTGGAAAGAAAAAACGTTTAATGTTGCAGAGGATGATACACAATGGTTATGATAGAAGATTATCGTCTTGGACGAGGAAGAAAAAGAGATAAAGAATGGCTATAAATAATGATAAGTATGAGAAGGCTAAGAAGAAGCTTGAATCACACCCTGGTGGCCAGAACTTAAAAATGATTAGAAGTTCTGAACAAGCTAGGGAATATCAAAAACGTGGTGTAGAAGCTAGAAAGAGAAACAAAGAAAGGGTTCAACAATTAAGAGCCTTTTGGAAAGACTTTGATAAAGCTGGATTAGGGATTGGTGGAGATGATATTAAAGGACTTGATGTCTTAAAATTCCTAATGAAGAAAGCTTTTCATGATGAGGACTTTGAGTTAGCGGGTCAGTATGCAGAGAAGATAGCACAGTATGAAACGCCTAAATTGGCTTCACAACAAGTTATCCAAGCAAATCTTGACTTAAAAGACCTATCTGATGAAGAATTCCAGATAGAACTAGCTAAACTAGAAAATAGCTCTATGTAAATACAGAGCAAATATTTATACCACGTCCTCAACTTGACGATAGGCAAGGGTATAGAACCTATCACTTATTTTTAACTGCTAGATAGATAGAGAGAAAATAACTATGAGTAGATATTTAGAACAAGTGAATCCTAATAATGTTTCACAGAAAGAGAAGAAAGAAAATTCAAGAGAAATGAAGAAGCCAGGTACATACACTTCTGAAGACTTATCAGGTGCTAAAAAGATACCTACTAAAGAAGGTTATAAGTAATGGCTACTGGTTATATGGAAAAAGTAACAGATGAACAATTAGTTGATTTAGTTGAATCAGGTATTCTGAATTCAGCAGGTGACTGGTTAAACTCATCTGAACTGTCTGTAGAAAGACAAAAGTCTACTTATGAATATGCTGGTATTCCTCTTGGTCATTTATCACCACAAGGTGTTTCAACCGTAGTTGATACTTCTACTACAGAAACAGTAGAAGCTTTTAGCTCTATTCTAGCAGATTTGTTTTTAAATAATCAAAAGCTTGCAAGATTCGTACCTTATAATGATGCACCTAATGCTTTTAAACAAGCTAAAGATGCTTCTTTATTGGTTAATTATTGTCTGTTTAAACAAAATAATGGTTGGGAAATCCTAGAAGCATGGATGAAATCCGCACTTCTATGGAAGAATGGTATTATCCGTTGGGATTACGTAGAAGATTATGAGTATGCCTTCGAAGAATATGATACCATTACTCAAACTAAATTAGATACTATCTTATCAGAAGATAATATTGAGATTGTAGGAGACCTTACTTTTAGTTCAGATATGAACTTTGAAAGCGGTGGCTCTGAACTTACTTATATTGATGTTCGTCTTCGTAGAAAAGTAAACAAGTCAAAAGTTAAGATTGAACTTATTCCACCAGAGAACTTCAGAATTAGCCGTGAAGCTGCTAGTATTGAAGATGCTGAATTTGTAGGATTACAATCTGTCTTTACCCGTTCTGAGATTCGTAAGATGTGGCCTGATGTGGCTGATGATATCGATGAAGAAGAATGGAATGAGTTAGATGCAGGTTATAACTATACACAAAGATTTAACCAAGATGTAGCTGCAAGAAAGACTGTAACTGGACAACAATATTATCCAGGAGCAGGTACTAATGATACTCCTTTAGAAGCTAACAGAGAAGTTACTGTAACTGAATGTTGGATTAAAGTAGATAGAGACGGTGATGGTGTTGCAGAGTTAAAGCACATCATTATGGCAGGTACCTTCATCTTATTAGAAGAAGATGTAGACATGGTTCCATTAGCTTCTTTGTCTCCTATCAATATTCCTTTTGAGTTTTATGGTTTCTCTGTTGCAGACTTTACTCGTTCATCTACATTAGCATCTACAGCAATCCTACGTGGATTTGTAGAGAATACTTACTTGACTAATTATAGTCCTAAGTTAGCTGATCCTAATGTTGTAGATTTTTCTGCATTACAGAATATGAAGCCAAAACAGATTATCGCTACTAATGGTAACCCTGCAGCAGCAGTACAAGCTATGGCACCTGAAACTATTAGTACAGGTACAGTTCCTTTATTAGAATATTTACAGACTATTAAAGAACAAGCTACAGGTATGTCTAAAGCCGCCCAAGGTTTAAATGATACTTTATATGTATCAGGTAACAGTGAACAGAAGGTTGCTTCAGTACAATCCGCTTCTCAGAAGCGTATTCAACACGTTGCACGTAGATTTGCTGAGACTGGATTTAAACGTCTATGTAATGGTATTTACCATACAATGCGTAAATCTATGAATGAGAAAGTATCTTGTGCATTGAATAATACTTTTGCTGAAATCAACCCTGCAGAATTACCTTACCGTTTAGAATGTGAAGTCTTTGTAGATATTGGTGAGAACTCTAATGCTAATCGTATTCAGAAGTTAAAATCAGTTGGTATGGAAATCCTTCCAGGATTACAGCAACAAGGTGCGGGTATGGTAGTTAATCCAGAAGCCCCTGCAGTATTAGCTAGTAAGCTATTAGAAGCAATGGGAATTGACTCTAATGATTATCTTAAAGACTATACTACTGAAGAGTTCAAGCAACAAGCCGCTGAAGCAATTCAGAAGTCTCAAGAAGATGCAGCTAAGAAAGCTGAAGCTGAACAGCGTAATGCTGAAGCTACAATTAGTTTACAAGAAGCTAATGTTGGTTATACTGAAGCTCAAGCTAGAAATACCTTAGATGATAACTCTAGACAAATGGCTGTAGCTATAGATAAGCATTATCAGCAATGGGCTGAATTAACAGTTAAAGCTGCTAAAGAAGGTGTTCAATTACCTCAACACCCAGACTTTGATACTATTATTCAAACAGTTGGTTCTATTATGGGTGTTACTCCAGAGCCTCAACCTCAAAATCAAGCACCTCAGGGAGTTCAGCAAGCTATGACACCTGAAGAAGAAATGATGATGCAACAAACTAATATTTAAAGTGAGAGTTAAGTGGAAAAATATCGTAAGGCAGGTGAGAAGAACCTGACAAATAAAAAACACCCTGATGTTATAGCTAAAGAAGCTCTTGTTAACGCAGAGTTTGCTTCAAGAGAACGTAATGAGTTCTTTGATGATGCATACGGTGAATTGTTAGTTACTTATTTTATGCACTGGTTAAAAACAGAACCGCATGAAACTAAGACAAGAGAGTTTATTTATAACTCAGCATTAGCTCTAGGAGATGTTCGACAAAAATTAGTTGAATATGAAACACTAGGTAAAAATATTAAGTACATGGAGGACACCAAAGATGGCAGCAGCAATTAAACCTATTGACTATAAGGTATTATTAAATAATATCACAGCAATGATTAACTTACTTGAGTTCGATGCAATGCGAAGTGCAGGTAAGGCAAAATTAAACTCTGGAAATATTGTAGACTTATATGTCTTGAAAGATAGATATGAAAAAGAATTAGAATCTACAGCACCCCCTGAACCTATTAAGCGTACAGTAGGTCGTCCAGCAGTTAAAAAACCAGAATAATTGAGGAATTAATATGGCACAAGCAAACGAATCTCTACCCACTACGGATGACATTCCTGTCCAAGCCGACAATGGTCAAACTGAAAAAGAACTCTTGGATGCTGTTCTAGCAAATTCTGAATTTGTTAATGAATCGCTACCCGAAGAAGAGATTCCAGAGGTTGACCCGACAGAGTCAGATGAAGAAGACCCAGACGAATCTGATGAAGTCGTTAATGAAGAAAGTGAAGAATCTGAAGAAGATGAAGTAGAAACTGAAGATGAGGATGGTGATGAAGAATCCCCTACCCAAGATGAAGAAGTATTTACTGCTGATGATTTAGATTTAGAAGCTAAGGTATTAGTCAAAATTAATGGCGAAGAAGTACCAGTTTCTTTTAGTGACCTATTAAAAGGTTACTCTACTGAACAATCTTTATCAGCGAAGGGTCGCGAACTTGGAGAAGCTAGAAAGCAACTCGAAGCAGAAAAAGAAGAGCAACTATCTGAAATTAATAAATTAGGACAAGCTTCTACAGCTATCTTGTATCAAACAGAACAAGAAATGGCTAAAGAATATCACGAGCTTGAATCTAAAATTAAAGAAGCTAGAGCCAATAATGATACTTATGAACTCTCTGAATTGAAAGATAAACGAGAAGAAGCACAAAGTAATTATTGGGAAGCACGAAAGAAACGAGAAGCACTTGTAAATACATTAGAGTCTGAACAAAATAAAATTGCAGAACAAAAATGGCAAGAGCAGATTAACGTTTTCAATGAACAAATTACTACTATGATTCCTGATTATAATGAACAAACTGCGAAAGAAATTCGTGAGTTTGCATTAAGCGAAGGCTTACCCGAAGATGTAGTAAATGCTATCGTTGATTCAAATATTGTTAAATTCGTTAATGACTATCGTGTTTTAAAGACAGGTCTTACTAAAGGTCAAGCTAAGCGAAAGCAAGTAGTATCTAAGAAAGTTCCTGTTAAGAAAGCTAAAACTTCTGCTAAGAAAAAAGTTGAGAAAGAATCAATGGTTAAAGCTAGAGCATTCCGTGAGGATGCATCTAATGATGACCAAATGGCTTTCTTAAAGCAACTAGCCTCCAAGTCTCTAAATAAATAACTTTTATAAAAATATCGGAGACTATTAAAAATGGCAATCGTAGCAGGTCGTGGCGTATCAACAGGACGCGCACAAGCAGATGTAACTTCAGGTCGTAATAACGCAGATGTATCTCAGCGTGAAGATTTGGCAAATTTTATTTCAATGATTACTCGTGAAGAAACACCTTTTATTTCTTCTATCGGTAAAACAAAAGCAACAGCCATCTATCACGAGTGGCAAACAGATGAGCTAGCAGCTCCAGGTAACTCTCGTCTAGCAGAAGGTGCTGAATTCGCAGTTCCAGGTGCTACTCAATCTGAAGGTGGTGCTGCATTTAACCCAGTTGGTCCACATCGTTCACGTCTAGGTAACTATACTCAGATTAACGGTAAGACTATTGCTGTATCTGGTACTAAGCGTGCTGTAGACCAAGCTGGTGTAGCTGATGAATATGCTTATCAACTTAAGAAGCGTGGTACTGAATTACGTCGTGATGTTGAGTTTGACATGGTTCAATCTTTCAACGTAGCTTCTGGTTCTGGTACTCGTAAAGCTGGTGGTTTCCAGGCATTCATCAATGATGATGCTACTTGTAACTACGTAGGTGACTTTGAAGCTCCTACTGCAGCAGGTACAGGTTCAGCAACAGTAACTTCTAATAATGCAGCTAACGGACGTTCAGCTTTATCTTTATCAGATATTGACCAAGTTATGCAGAAGATTTATGAAGAAGGTGGTAAGGCTAGCCGTATCATGCTTTCTCCTAAACTACGTCGTGATTTCTCTGACCTTATGGTTACAGATTCAGGTGTACGTCGTAACATCGATACTGATGGTAAACTACGTCAGTCAGTAGATATCTATATGTCTGACTTTGGTGATCTAATGGTAGTCCCTAACTACGTTATGGGTCTATCTAACAATGTTGACTTAGGTAACGGTAACGTTGACGTAGCTGACTTCTCAGCATTCGTATATGACCCTCAGTGGTTTAACGTAGCTACTCTTCGTCCACTTGCTGAAGTAGATGTAGGTCAGAAAGGTGACTCTACTGTAGGTATGATGGTTGAAGAAACTACTCTAGAAGTACGTAACCCTAAAGGTTGTGGTGCTATCTACGGTTTACAATAAACTTCTATTAGTTTAATTGTATAAACCTAGGGGGACTCTATTAATTAGGGTTCCCC